GTGGAAACTACTGTATTATGGCTCAGATTATGCCAACGAATCTATCAGCATATAAGGGGACTTGGATATGAGATATTACAAATCAGTAATAGACAATATTGTGTCCGTTTCTACACTTGATGCTGATGGAAACGGGAACATTACCGAGCAGGAATATAACACGATTCGTAATCTGTTATTGAACGCTCCTGCCGGAAAAGTTGTTGTAGAAGACGGCAATGGATATGCTTATGCCGATGCTCCATCAACAGATGAACTAGAGGACGCAGAAGCCCTTGCCATCATTCTTGGGGGTGATTCCGAATGACTAGAACAGAAGCACTCCGTATCCGTCAGATGATTGAGGACACAGCAGCACTCCTGCCGGACGATGATGCGGTAGAACGGGTCATCCTATTCCCCGTGTGGAAGACCAATGTGACATATCATATCGGTGACCGCTTTCGGTACAACGGCACTTTGTATAAGGTGGTACAGGATCATACCAGTCACGAAGCATATACACCTAATGTCACAGTCAGTCTGTATGCGGAAGTACTGCCGGGGCAGGATGGCGAGATTGGTGACTGGGTACAACCGGACAGCACAAACCCGTACATGAAAGGCGATAAGGTACGGCACAACGGCAAAGTGTGGATATCCACGATAGACTACAATGTCTCTGAGCCAGGAATCGCCGGATGGGAAGAGGTGGTATAAGTGGCAACAGATACTCTAGAAATTTTTGGAACAGAATATACAGGTGTTACTGGCATCAAAGCTACTGATGATAATGGTGATGTATTAGCGTATATTAGGCCGTTGACCATTCCGGTTACGTTTGTTAATCATAGAAATGTATCAACATCAATTAGATATACACCTTCATTTACAAATAATATGCCGGTAAATTCCAGTGGCTATATTACTACTAACGTTGTTAAATTAATATCTAGCAATAGTCAAGTAGATACTTTGTTCTTCAAGAATGCTTTTGTCAGTATAGAGAGTACCGAAGCAAATGGCGATTTTGAATTACGTAGTAATAACACTGTTATCGCCCCTAAGTACCAATATAAATATTGGAGTGGAATAAGATATTATTACTATAAATGTTATACATTTTCTTCTACAGTATTACCAGATACCGGTGGAACTATTGATATTTACGATTGTTCTGATCCAGTACCAGAAGCGGTGACGATAGACACTTTGTCAGTAACTACCAATGATACTTATACTGCCCCAGCAGGAACGGCATATAGCGAAGTTACTGTAAATGTTTCTGGTGGAGGATCGCCGACACTACAGACGAAAACAGCAACTCCTACTGAATCTGCCCAAGTAATTACTGCCGATAGCGGATACGATGGTTTGGATGAGGTTGATGTTGCGGCTATAAGCCCAACCTATGTTGGTTCTGGCATTACACGGAGATCGTCTTCAGATCTTACGGATAGCGGTGCGACTGTTACTGTGCCGAGCGGTTATTACGAATCGCAGGCGAGTAAAACGATTACAAATGGCATGGTTAATCCTCCGGGAACAATTACAGCTACAGACGCTACTGTAAGTACGGGAACAAATACTCTTACATTATCTAAGTCAAACATTTCTACTGCAACAAGTGTCGTTTTCGCTGGATATGTTAGCTCAAGCACAAGCGGTTATACGACAGCCACTTTGACTGCCAGTGTGCCAACTAAAGCCGCAGCGACAATTACTCCAGGTACTACAGATCAGACTATTGCAAGTGGAACATATTTGACTGGTGCACAAACCATTAGCGGAGATGCCAATCTTGTAGCAGGGAACATAAAATCCGGCACTACGATCTTCGGTGTGACAGGTAATTACTCCGGTGGTGGATCGGTAAACATTGCTTCTACTACTTGGACTTGTTCCAACACCTCAACACTAAGTCATGAGTTTACTGGCTTAAATGGTACACCTAAAGCAGCGTTTCTGCGGTGTACTACCCAATTGACCCGTTCATCCAGTCAATCATATTACTATATTGCTGACATAGTATGGGATGGAACGGAATGCCGTGGTAACTATCATCTAAGATCTAATGGTACTTATACTAACTGCACAGCTACGGCTGCGTCCCACTATACTGTAACAGTTGGCACGAATAGTATCACTTTCAATTCCCAGGCTACTAGTCGCAGTTACGCTCCTGGTAGTTTTTATAACGGCACATACGAACTCGTTTATATTTATTAAGGAGTGATACAAATGATTCTCCCGGATAAAATTTATGACTGCATTCGGTTTGTAGCAGAACTCCTGCTTCCCGGACTCGCCACTTTGTATGCGGCTTTAGCTCCCGTGTGGGGCTTCCCATACGCACAGGAAATCGTGACCACAGTAATTGCTGTTGACACTTTCCTTGGTTTGTTTGTAAACTATCTGCGGAAGCGTTACAACCTGAATCCCGATCCAATCATTGACGAAAGGAGCGATGACGATGAAAGTGACTCTTGAAGAGGGAGTGGAAACCAACAACGAAACCCTGGACGAACTGACGAACGGGAAAGGAGAGGAGGAGGAAAATGAGCAACAGTAAACTTGTTTCCGTGACCGTCCTGTCCCCAAACAACAGCGGAACAAGGACTATGAAAATAGATCGAATCACTCCGCATTGCGTTGTAGGGCAGATGTCAGCCGGATCGTTGGGAACGTGGTTCTCCCATTCCAGTACCCAGGCATCCAGCAACTACGGCATAGGGTGGGACGGCAAAATCGGTATGTATGTGCCGGAAGATAAGCGGTCCTGGTGTTCCAGTTCATCTGCCAACGATCAGAGGGCCGTAACCATTGAATGCGCCAGCGATACCACCGCCAAGACCGGTTACGCAATGAAAGATGCGGTGTATGCTTCGCTCATCAAACTGTGCGTAGACATCTGTCAGCGGAATGGCAAGACCAAACTCCTGTGGATTCCTGACAAGGCGAAAGCACTCGCCTATACTCCCAAAAAAGATGAAATGCTTTTGACTGTCCACAGGTGGTTTGCCAACAAGTCCTGTCCCGGCGAGTGGCTTTACTCCCGCCTGTCAGACTTGGCAAACAAGGTGACAAAGGAACTGACCCCAGTAGAACCGGCTCCCGCTCCGTCTACGGGAAGCAAGGCAATTGAAGCGGGTGCTACGATTGCCCTGAAGAACGAACCTCTGTATGCTTCGTCCACAAATAAGACGGTGGCAAACAGGGTTACTGGCAATTACTACTATTGGGGTGGCCCAGTGGTGAATGGGAGAATCCGTATCACCAATGCAAAGAGCAGAGTGGGGATTTCGGGACAGGTAACAGGATGGATTGACAAACCTTCCGATGTAGGTTATATTGTCTATGTGGTTCAGTCGGGCGATACTCTTCGGAAGATAGCTACGAAGTATAGCACAACCATCGCCAAGATTGGCGAAATCAATAATATCAAGAACCTGGATCTCATCAATGTCGGGCAGAAGTTGAAGATCCCCGTATAAAGGTGGGATTAAAAGTGATTGACAGAGAAGACATTGAACGGTTGAAAGAGATATTCGTTACCCGTCAGGAGTGTGACTCTACCGTGGACGAAATCAACAAGAAACTCGCCAATGACATGACAGAGTTTGCCGTTATAAAGACAAAGCTGAACGCTATCTTGTGGGGCATCGGCGTGATTGGGAGTGCCGTTATCGGTGTTCTCATCAAGATGATTTTTGAGAGGTGACCTATGCCTGACTGTAGTGCTTGCAAAGAAAACAGACTGGCTACCGAGCCTGTTCCCTACATAGTCCACGAAGCTGCCTTGGCACGGCTTGAGAGAACCGTGAAAAGGTTGTGGATTCTCGCTTTGGTTGCCGTTGCTCTATTGGTGGCTACCAATGCCCTTTGGATATGGTATGAGGGTCAGTTTCAAGACGAGAGCTGGACATATGAAGCAACCACAGACAATGGTGGTACTGCTATCGCAAGTGACGGCGAGGTGAATTATTATGGCAACGGCGAGAATAACGCACCGCAGACGGAGCCGTAAGTACGGCGGTAGCACGGGCTACAGGAAGTGCCGGAACTGCGGTGGCGGTGGAAGAGTAAAAATCCGCAGAAGGTAGTCTGCTATGAAAGACTACACCAACAGCCACATCACTTTTCTCATTGATGAACATATCCACAACAAGCGTGACCGGGAAATCATGAAGATGCACTATGTTGATGGTCTGTCTGCCGAAATGATTGCCAATCAGATAGACTTATCTCCACGGCGCATCAGCCAAATCCTTTCTGACAGATTAATGGAGATTTCTCCGTTTCTGTAATATTCTTCTACCTTCCTTCCGTAAAGATTCGCTCTTACTTCATAGTAAGGGCGAGTCTTTTTTTGTACCCTATAGGCAGAAAGGGGCGATGCTTTATGTGGGAACTATACAACACTAATCCGACAGGAAAGCACGTTGGTGACTGCACAGTAAGAGCGTTGTGCAAAGCCTTGGATATTGAGTGGGACAAAGCGTATATGAAACTCGCCGCCAAAGGTTTTGAGATGTGCGATATGCCGTCAAGCAATGCAGTCTTCGGTGCGGTTCTCCGAGAAAACGGATTTAAACGAGAAACGATTCCCAATGAATGTCCTGATTGCTACACCTTGGAAGACTTCGCTAATGACCATCCGACAGGAACATATGTTGTCGGCATGAGCGGACACGTTGCCACGGTCATTGATGGTGTCATTTACGATGCATGGCATTCAGAAGCGGAGATCCCGCTCTACGTTTGGAGAAAGGATGATTAACAATGGCAATGTACCCTAACTACTTCCCGGTAACCTATCAGCCGAATTATTACAACCCTACGAATCCCTATCAGCCTGTGTATCCCACGCAGACGATGCCGCAGGCACAACCTGTTCAGCAGACACAGCCTGTGCAACCGCAGAATCCGTCTTCCATCCTATGGGTACGGAACAATCAGGAAGCTGCGATGTATCCAGTAGCACCTAACAATGCCGTAGCACTGTGGGATTCCGGCTCTCCTGTCATCTATCTTAAACAGGCTGATGCATCCGGGAAGCCTACCATGAAAACCTTTGACCTTGTAGAACGCATTGAGAAGCCGTCAGAGAGCATTTCTTCGCAGACAAGCGCAGACATTGCCTATGCGACAAAAGACGAACTGGCGGCTCTGGCGGGCGTTGTACGGGATGTAGACGGGGTTATATCCGAACTGAAGGACGAGGTTAACAACCTGAAAGCCAAGACCCCAGTGCGGAAGAAGAAGGAAGTGGAAGACGATGGCTAATCCGTTCTTCAATGCCCTTGGCGGTAATGCTATGGGCGGTATGAATCCTATGGCTATGCTTGCCCAGTTGCGGTCTAATCCGATGGGCTTACTGCGACAGGCGGGCTACAATGTGCCGGACAACATATCCAGTCCACAGGCAATCATTCAGCACTTAATGAACAGCGGGCAGATTAGTCAGCAACAGCTTTCCAACGCACAGAATATGGCTCAACGCTTTGGAATGCGTTAACTGCGTTGGATTCAACGCATATAGGTGATAAATATCAACTTTGCGAGTGTACATAGCGAAGGTGGTAAATATAAGACGAAAGGAATATGAACTATGGCTCTTACTGATGAAGGAAGCGGCTCCATTCCTGCAACGATGCTTGTAGGCCCGACTGGTTTTGGTGGTGGTATGCCCTATCCCGTTTACGGCGGTGGCAATTCCATGTACTACTACGAAGGTGGAGAAGACTTCGCCGAACAGATGAAGGAACTTATGGAAGATGCTCCCAACGAACAGGTCAAGCAGAGAATGCGCCAGTTGATGCAGGATATGCAGCAGATGTAACCGAATATCGGAAACCAACATCATAGAATCAGCGATACATTCGGTGATGTCTCATCCAAAGAGAGAGTCGGTAACCCCGGCTCTTTCTTTTTGCTCAAATTTGTATAAAAAAATTATAAAAAAGTTATTGACAAACGGATTCAAACTGTTATAATAAAGACATCCAAGACAGGAAGGGAGAAGGAACAATGAAAGCGATCAGAGATATTATCTGCCTGTTGGCGGGGCTGTTTATCCTTGGCGTTGCCGGGGGGCTTGAGAAAGGGCTTATCTCCATTGGCGGTGCGCTCCTTGCGTGGGGCATCTCCGCAATGGTCATCAGCATAGTAATTCTGATAGAAAGGAGTAGGACAAATGATAGGACATAAGCTGTGGGATTTCGGTTTCTGCCCGGAAGACAGGAGAGAACCGCCGGATCTTGACTTCTCTTCGGACGAACTGGACGAGGAAGAGATGTCCTGGGCTTACGAAGACGATCCGTGGCGGGACTACTACGATGGCGATGAAAACGATCTGATGGGAACAAGAAAGGGGTATTAAAATGAGAGCGAGAGAATGTCCGTTCTGCGGATCTCCGAGGATTGAGTTCGCAGAGGAAGAGATGATGGAAAAGACGGTGTACAAAGTGCGGTGCATGGCGTGTGGGGCATCTGGGCCTGTCAACTTCGTGTCGGAAACAAAATGCAAAGCCGTTCAGAATTGGGATCGGCGTAGTGAGTTCCGAACCTACACAGAGGTGAACTGATGGAAGACTGCGGACTGAAGAGTTACCAGGACATCCGAGAGACGGAAGAGCCGGAATACGAAATGCCGATGGACGAGCCACATCGTGTGGCACTTCTTAAGGTATATGTAGCGGAGTTTTTTACCGATGTAATGGATGTACAGGATGACACGAAAGCGAACCTATGGTTTGACTGGATGCCTGACAAAGTGATGGTGTATACCACCACGGGAAGTGCGTGGCATCAGAGTGGCCCAATAGAGATGATTGCCGAAGCGAACCTGGACGAAATTTACGAATCGTCCATAGAACACATTTTTGATGAACTCCACGAATCCCTGTGGGATTGGAGAGACAAGAAACTGGGGGTTGACAATGGGTAAGAAGAAAAAGGGAAACAACAGACGGCGCAACAACACCCTGATGGTGATGCTTGACGATGCCGAAAAAGCGTTCGTTAGGGAGAAAGCCGAAAGCTATGGGATGACGATGTCCTCTTATGCGAGGTTCAGTCTTCTGATTGGAATGGACAAGGTGAAGCCGAATGACGGAAAGTGAATACCGACAGAAAGACGGCATCTCACGATCCGAACTGTGGAAGATGATGGAGTCGCCGGAGAAATTCAAATGGTATCAGGAGAATCCCGCTCCTATGACTCCGACTTTCATCTTCGGTGCGGCTGCACACAAACTGATGCTTGATTCCGAAACCTGGGGAGAAGAGTTTGCCGTAGCCCCCATTATTGACAGACGGACAAAAGAAGGAAAATCTCAATACGCTGAATGGCTTGACAAGGTTGTTGGTCGGGAAATCATCAGTGCAGAGGATTACGAAACCATACAGGACATGGTGTCCGTTGCAATGGGTATTTCATTCGTGGAGAAACTGCTTGCCGGGGAAAAAGAAACTCCTCTCTTTTGGACGGACGAATTGACAGGAGAGCCGTGCAAGGCAAGACTTGACTGTGTGACGATGGTTGCAGACAAGCCCGTTATCGTAGACTACAAAACCACCAACGATGCAAGCACGGACGGGTTTATGAGATCCGCTATCAAGTACGGATATGACTTTCAGGCTGCGATGTACTCTGAAGCATACAAGGCAAACTTTGGAATCGTTCCAACCTTTGTCTTCATAGCACAGGAGAAGACCGCTCCGTACTCCGTCAATATCCTGCAAGCGGACGATGTGTTTGTTAAGAGAGGGTATGACATCTTCCGTCAGTTGATCGGTACATACCACGATTGTAAGCAGAGTGGCAATTGGTGGGGCTACCTTGGCCCGTACAATGTGATAAACAACCTTGCCCTTCCGGCTTGGTTGGCGAAGGAGATTGAGTAATGGACAGAGGGAAACTGGAAAAAGCGAAGAGGTACTTTGCTTACGAAATACGCTTCAACAGCAGTCAGTTTGGCAATGAGGAGATTGTCCCGTATCTCCAGATTGCGTTTTCTGCAATCAAAGAGAAACTGGAGAACAAAGATCCGATTGAAGATGCCATCCAGTATTTCCGTGAGGAATCCGACCGCTATGCCCGTGCGTCGGAGATTAACGGCTGCGAGATGACCGAGGAATGGGCATTCAACAAAGAGATGTGCGAAATCGCCATCAAACTACTTGAGGAGAAATGTGATGTATAAAAAAGAAATGATCCCGGTAGAGGATACCGAAATCGTGGAACGGGATGTGATTCCGGGGCCGAATGTTCCCGCTCCCATCAATCTTCCGACAGACACCATCAACCAGGGTACTGTCGCAATCGAAGCAAGCCGAGCCGTTGCGGAAGCGCAGGGCAAACTGCTGATAGCGAAGAAGTTTCCCAGGGATGAGATTGCTGCCTACTCCAAGGCCATTGAAGCCTGTCGGAGAAAGACGATGGCGAAGAAAGCGTTTTATGCCTATCCCCGTGGTGGGCAGACCGTTGAAGGGCCTACGATCCGATTCGCCGAGGAACTTGCCCGTTGTTGGGGCAACATTGACTACGGCATCAAGGAACTGTCGCAGGACGGTGGCAAGTCCGAACTTCAGGCTTACGCTTGGGACTTGGAAACGAATGCCCAGTCGGTACAGAATTTCACGAATCCCCATCAGCGTGAGGTCAAGGGAAAGATGCAGAGTTTGACCAGTCAGCGTGACATCTACGAAGCGAACGCAAATATGGCTACTCGCCGCATGAGAGCTAGAATCCTCGCCATCCTTCCGGCGTGGTTCGTAGAGGATTGCATTGCCGAATGCAAGAAGACACTTGCCGGGGACAACGAAGAACCACTGATTGACCGAGTGAAGAAGATGGTCATCCAGTTTCAGAAATTCGGTGTTTCCCAGGAGATGATTGAACGGCGGTTGAAGCGTAAAGTGGAAACCATGACCGCTGATGACTTCACCGAGTATATTGGAATCTTCAACGCCATCAAAGAGGGCGAGAGCAAGGTAGCAGAATGGTTCGCTGCCGAGCCGGAAGCCAAGGATCTGACAGAAGCACTGAAAGGAGAATAAGATATGGCACTCAATATCATAGCATTGACTGGCAGACTCGTCAGAGAACCGGAAGTCAACAAAACGCAGAGCGGTGTTTCCGTATGCGGTTTTTCCATAGCGGTGGACAGACCGTACAGAACCGGAGAGGAGAAGAAAGCAGACTTCTTTGACTGCACAGCTTGGAGACACAATGCCGATTTTCTGAAGAGGTATTTCCACAAGGGAGATATGGTCGGAGTGTCCGGGCATCTTCAGACAAGAACATGGGAAACCGAGGACGGACAGAAGCGCAGAGTGGTTGAAGTGGTTGCGGACACTGTTTCATTTTTGACTGGCAAGAAGGAGTCCGATACCGCTCCTGTTCATGGCGACTTTGCCCCGGTTGATGCCGAAGATGGCGATCTTCCTTTCTGACTATGTACATCTTTGACAGCCGAGAAAAGAAGAACGATCACATCAAGGCTTACTTTGACCGAAACGGCATTCCATACAAAGTGGAAAAACTGGATGTGGGAGACTATATGGTTGAAGGTGGCATCGTGTCTGTAGACAGAAAACGCAATCTGTCAGAACTGTGTACCAACCTCACAAACAGAGATGACCACGCAAGATTTTGGCGGGAAGTCCGGCGGGCAAAGGAATGTGGCATTAAACTGATAGTCCTGTGCGAACACGGTGGACAGATCCACGGCATTCAGGATGTTGCAAACTGGAAATCCAAGTACAGTACAGTATCAGGCAGATCGCTGATGGAAGAAATCTATAAGTGCCACATATCCTACGGAGTGGAATTTCTGTTCTGCGATAAGCGGAGTACAGGAAGACGGATTGTTGAGTTGTTGGGGGAAGGGTAATGAATTATTCCTATGAAATACGCTCTCGCCTGTCATCCCGTGAGGTATTGGAGTTTTACGGCTTTGATGTGGATCGGGCGGGCTTTTGCCATTGCCCGTTCCATCAGGGCGATAATACTGGAAGCCTGAAAGTCTACGATGGCAACAAAGGGTGGCATTGCTTCGGTTGCGGAGCGGGGACATCCGTCATAGACTTCGTTATGAAATACTTCGGTCTTTCCTTCTATGATGCGGAGAAGAAACTGAACGAAGACTTTCGCATGGGTTTGCCAATCGGTGACAGGTTGTCTGACGAGCAGTGGAACGAAGCAAAACGCAAAGCAGCCGAACGGAAGAAACTACAAGCGGAGAGAGAAGCACAGCACGATAAACTTCTGACGGCTTACCACACGGCTCTTGACCTGTGGATATGGTTAGATAAGATGAAGCGTGAAAACGCTCCACAATCGCCGCAGGACGGCTTCTGCGAGTCTTATGTGTTCGCCGTCAGTTGGATAGATGCGGTTGGATCAGAGCTAGACGAAGCAACGGACAAACTGTTGGAATTTGAAAGGAGTAAAAGATGAGAGAGGGAAAGATGATGATTAGGTTATATGATGAAGATTGCGAGACCTTGATTGCGTTTATTAAGATGCACGAACGTGACGAAATTCCAGAAGATGTGTGGGAAATCTGCATGAGGCTTTATGATGCCGTCTACGGGGAGAGTGATTGGTTGTGAGACTGATTGATGGTGATGCACTGCGAAAAGCCATGTACCACGAAGCGTTTGAAACGGATACCGATATGCAAAGATGGGAAAGTGGCTGTTGGATTCGGTACAAGATGTTTGAGAACGCTTTGGATGCTGCTCCAACCATAGATGCCGCTCCTGTTGTACGCTGCCGGGGTTGCAAGGTCAAAAACGAGGAGCATTGTCAGTGGTGGCACGGAGTTCCAGCGGATGAGTTCTACGTGCGTGGGGAGAGAGGAAAGACGATGCCTGACACTATTTTTTATCCAAAGGAAAATGCTGAATATGTCAGAGTAGTTCGGTGCAAGAATTGCAAATGGTGGGGAGACCTTGACCCCCAAACTGACTGGTTTTACTGCTATTGTCATGTGCTTGAATGCTCTACAGAGCCTGGCTGGTTTTGTGCTGACGGAGAAAGGAAAGATGATGAGACTGATTGATATTGAAGCACCGTGCAAAATCGAAATTGAACTTGACGGTGAAAAGTGTCACGCAACCGTTACCGCTCCCACCATAGATGCTGTGCCGGTGGTGCACGCGCACTTGATAAACCCCGACCCTTATGGAGACTGTTCAAACTGTGGTTATCTCATAGACATTCGGCAAGAGTACAACTACTGCCCTAACTGTGGAGCGAAGATGAGAGAGGCGGGCGACAATGATGGAACTTAAACCTTGCCCGT